GATCGAAGGCCGCCAGGCTGTTGCCTCCCCCGATCACCGTGCGGCCCAAGAGAACGTGCACTGTCACCTGGGGGTACGCGACGGGCGCGTCCTTATAGGCGGCGCTGGGCGGCGTGATGGTCAGAGGAGCGCCGGTGTCGTCCGTCACCGTGGCGATAACGGGTCCCAGGGCGCGCAACACGGCTCGGAGCGCCGACGTCGATAAGCCGCCGCGCGTCTGAATCGGGTCGGCCGGTGGAGAAGGCATCGGAGGCGTCCTCCTTTCTCTCTGTCCGGGCGCGACGCTACGATGGTGGAACGGTCAGCGTGAACTGGAGGTCGGGATACTGGGCGCGCACGGCGATGACGGCCGGATCGTTCCATGCCCGTGCAATGAAGTCGTTAGGGTGCGTGATGGCGCGTCCCACACGGGCGGCATAGCGCGCCCTGGCGTCCTTCGCTCGCGGCGCCCCTGAGAGGGCAGGCGTTCCGCGCGCCACGACGAGGCCGTAGCGCAGCAGTGTCACGCCGCCCTGGGTGGGCGTCACGCTGGCTGCCAGCACGCCCGTCCGTACCGGCGCGTCGACGCTGAGGGCGGCGGCGAACGCCTCGTCAATGGCGGTCTGCGCTTCCTGCCGTCGCATCTCGATGCGATCAGACAGCGCCGTCATGGCCTCGGCGATAGTGGCCATTGGCGCTTAGCCTGCGACGGTAGGCGTGGATGGCGCGGATGGCGCGGACAGCGGGGCTGTGTCGGACACGGTTGTGCCGGGATCGCCCATGGGTGCGGTGAGGGGGACGGTGGGCGCGGGGAGCGGCTCCATAGGAGGCGCGGGCGCCGGTGCGGGCGCCGGTGCGGGCGCCGCCTCCGGCGCGGGCGTGGCCGGAACCAGGAACGGCTCCAGGGGAACGGGATCAGCGACTGATGGTATCACACGTTCCGTGCCTGAGATGCCTGCGGCCGCATCCATCTCTTCGTGCGCCGCTTGATTCATGGCTAGGGGCAGGCGACAGCCCACTGCGCCCAATTGGCCGATGTGGTGCTCATGCCCCAGGATCAGACCGTCGCCGCCCGTCTCGTAGTATTGACCGTCCTGCAGCCGGAACCAGGAGCGGGCGCCACGAGGCGGCGTCAGGGGGAGGGAACCCGTTATACGGGGCGTCTCCGTCTCGACGTTGGTCATCATCGTTGCCCTCCATCAGCCGTAGAGGGAGGAGTTGGCGCCGTGTCGGGCGTGGGCAACATCCTATGTGGTCCCTCGCCGAGAGGGGCGTCGGGCACGGCGGGGATGTGCGCGGATGGCGCGGGCACGGCCGGCGCGGCCGTGTCTGTGGTTGAGGATGCAGGGGCCGGCGCGGACGCTGTATCAGGCGTGGGCAGCATGCTGTTCGGCCCCTCGCCCAGGGGCGCGTCGGGCACGGCCGGAATGGATTGAGACATCGTTGATACTCCTTCTTCGTCAAGGCTATGGGAGGGGTAGTGAATAGATGGGATCGTTCAGGGCGCGTACATCGAGTGTCGCTTGGCTGAGCATGGTGACTCCGAACACCTGCCGCGCACTAGTTGTGTCTTTGACAACGTACCGGCGTCCGTCATCCAGCACCAGCACATCGCCTTTGTTCAGGACGAGAGGCGGGACATACAGCGCCGTGGCGGCTTCGTAGGTCTCGTAGCCGTCGGCGTCCTCTTCCTCCGTCCTGGCCGTGTCCTTGATGCCGATCAGCACCGTGCGGGGCACGTCGTACGTGGCAGGCTGCGCGGTGGAGGGGCGCGTGATCTGCCCACGGAGGGGATCAAAGAGGCCGGTGTTGACGTTGCCCACGGTGTCCTCGCTGATAAGGCGAAACCACAGGGCCGTGTGCTTGTACTGCTCCACGACGGCCAGCGCGTAGGACCGCGCCCGCATCACGAGAGCATCCCAGTTTCGGGCCAGGACGGGGCCGCCGAAGCGGTCAACGGTGCTCATCGCCGCCTCCCGCTCGTACCCCGTCCGTACCCCGTCCGTACCCGGCCTCACTCCCCATCACCAGTCCCGGTGTCACCACACTATCCACGCCTGACCACCACCCTGCGTCAATAAGGCCGCCACCCGCCAACCACGCGCCGCCATAGGCCAGGCCCAACCCAAAGGACGGGCTACCCTGGTACGGCAAGCCGGACATATAGCCGACGCCGTTCGGGGAGGCGGTCATGGCAACAGCCCGCCAATGCCGCCTCCCTCATTGGGCGTGACGACGCCATAGGCTGTGTTGACGGCATCCACCGACGACGCCGCCCACCAGCCGCCGTTCATGACCCCGCCCTGCGCTAACCAATCCTGGCCATACGCAAAGCCAAGGTTGTCGTAGGATGACCCGATGCCCGTGCCATACGACGCGCCATAGGCGCCGGAGGCCGCGCCAAAAGGCAGGCGCAGCCCAATGAAGGCAGCGTTCGCATAGATGGGCGAGGCGGCGCGGATGGCCCACGGATACACCGGCTGATAGCGTTGATAGCCGCCCACGCGGCCCACCGCCGGCGGCCGGGAGGCATTGCCTATCGTTGTCAACCGGATCAGTTCGCCCTGCGTTTGCTGCCACAACGCCGCCAGGTTGGTGAAAACCTGGTTGAGATTGGCCGAGTCGTCGTCGCCACTGGTGTCGATCATCTGACGGACAGCGCCTTGTGCAATCTCAATGGCGTCACGGCGAGCGTACAACTCGGGAAGATCGGAGTGGACGCGGGCATAGGGCGTGCGCCTTTGCAAGAGCAGGGGGACGGTCGTCTGGAGGGCCATGGTGTAACGCACGTCCACCACGTCCGTCACCTCGCCCACAGAGCGCACGATCTGGGACGCCAGATCATCAAACGTGAGGGGTTGGGGCGTGAGAGGCGTCGTGAGGGGGGCGTTCGTGACCATGACGCGGTATCCTTTTGCTAAGCACCTGACCCTACGTTCGGCACGGTTTCTCGGGCGAATCACGCCTGACAAAAACGTGCCAGATTTCTGAGCACATGCGTAGGAGGACGAAAACACCATGGTCGACGATGCCGAGTCGTATCACAAGATCAAACAGCCGTGCGATCATCACCAGGCAACAATCGCCGCGTCCGTGGACTTTGACGTAACGGTCGTCCATGGGCGCCTCGTCACGTCCGCGATCATCACGTGGGTCTGACAGCTGCGGAGCAAGGTGGGACGAGAACGAACCATCGACTCTCTTTGCCGCTCACATTCAGCAACGCACGACGGCCATCACGGGATGGGGTAAGGACCGTCGGATGACCTATCCGCGGAGAGACACCGGACGCGCGACTCATGAGATGGATGACATACCGCAATGAGCGCCGAGACGCATCTTGACCCACGCATCGCCCGCAAACGCGCCCGCATTGAGGCAGAATGCGCAGACGACACACGATACATGCGGGAGGAGGAGGGCGATGCGCACGACAAGACCGTTGTCTGGGAGAATGACGTATCGCTCAAGGGAACGGTACACATCACCTACTCAGGCCGCCCCATCCTCTCTGAGATCCGACTGAGTGAGCCGTTTTAGACGGCGGGCGCGGGTGCGGCGAGATCGTCAGGGATCGGTGTCGTCATGTTCGGCACGCCCGCCTGGGGCAGTGTCGGCGGATTCTCCGTGCGCAGCGGGTCCACCGTCCCGCCCAACGTCGCGTCGCTCGTGTCCGCCACGTTCAGATCGTCGGCCAGGCCGATGGCCCCCACGTGGAGCAGCTCGGCGAGGCGGTCGGCATCGACGCCCGGGGGGAACTTGTCGCTGCGCACGACCTCGCCGCGCATGAACGACCCCACCGCGTCGTGCAGGATGACATAGCGCGTCACCGCCTTGGTTTTACTGGGCATTCGTCCGCCCTCCCTCTGTTTAGCAATTGATCCTAACTATAGCACTAGGGAAGTAAAGCGCGGGTCCACCATTGTGGCCGTCGTGCACCTCAATGTTGGCCGGGGGGCGGCCATTGCCCTGGCTGTTGTCGATGACCTTCATGTATGCGCCGGGGGCCATGCCGGGGTTATTGGCGTTGCGCACCATCTTGAACTCGCCGATGACCTGCCCCAGGGGACGTCGTCCGACGAGGATGGCCACGTTGTCGGGGATGAACGGCAGGAAGGGGTTGGCGACGGTGGGCGTGAGCGTGGCCACGGTCGTGGGCGCGCCGAGAGCCGTCTGGATGAGGGCCGGCGCGCTGGTGTAGCCGGAGCCGACATTGGTGATGACGACACTGGTGATCGCGCCGCCCGCGATGACGACGGTGGCCTGGGCGCCCGTGCCGCCGCCGCCCGTGAAGCCGACGGTGGGGTACGTGCCGTTGGTATAGCCCGCGCCGCCTGCGGTGACGGTGACGATGGTGACGCCGCCCTCGACCAGGTAGCCCTCGTCGTACTCGACGATGTTCGGCAGGTTGTCCATCGTGAACAGCGTGTTGATTTCGGCGATGCTGTTGAACGTGCCGAAGCCGCCGGTGCGCCGCCCGGCCAGGTCCTGTTGGTTTTGATTGCCGAGCATGTTGTTGCTCGTCTTTTGGTTAACGTAGAGACGCGCGTCGCTGCCGAACGACACGGAGTGTCCGCGGTGCAGCAGCTTGACGCTGCGCAGGTCGCCCAAAATCGTCGCTAGCGTGAAATTGGCCCAGGGGTTGGCGGCCGTGAACTGCTGCATCGTGTAGGAGTCGGTATGGATGATAGCGCCCGTCGGTCCCGGCACCGCGAAAATGCCATAGGACAAGAGCGTCCAGATGATGGACTCGACGCGGTCCAGGCGGCGATTGAGGAGTTGGTCCTGGCACTCCGCGACCAAGTCGCGCGCGTCAATGGCCTGGTTGAACGTGCCCCAGGCGCGGCGCAGCGTCAACTCACGTTCGTCAATGGGCAGCCACTCGCCGTAGACACCCGGTTCCATCATGAACCGTTTGCCGCCAACGCGCTGCACCTTCGGCGGATCGCCGTTCAGTCCGCGCGCCTGTTGCATCCCGACGTAGTTGTCCTTTTGCTCCCACATGACCTCAGCATAGTCACTATCGACCATGGGGAACTCGGCGAGGATGGGGCGAAGGGCAAGGAGATTCGGTAGTTTGTCCTGCGCAATCCTCTGGACGGACGCAGCCTGGGGCAAGATATATTCTGGCATGGACGCCTCCTTGAGGGCGCAGGGGGAAAGTTAATGTTGATACACCCGGTTAGACCCGGATGAACATGGATGACCCGCGAACGAATCATCCATATGTGGCTTAACCCAAATGGATGATTCCCTGGGCGATGTTGCCTTCGGTGAGGCGAGCCGCGAGCTTGGCGATGGCGGCTGTATCAAGGCCGACCAACTCCTGCGTGCGGAACGTGCCGCTGTAGAAGGCGTCCGTGGAGGGATGTGTCTGGCCCCACTCGCCAACGTTCGTGATGTTGCCGGCGGTATCGACGGTGCAGGCATAGCGCAGCAGGTGCGACGGGTTCTGGGTGCCGTCGGCGTTGCCCGCTGCGTAGGGGCCATAGACACCAGGCGTGGCCGTGATTTCGCCGAGCACCGTGCCACGGGGGTAGACGACCGTCCCCGTGGCGGCGGGCTTCAGACCCACCGTTTGCTCGTGGGCGTCGTGGGCGTAGAGGGGGTCCAGGCGATTGTTCGCCAGTTCGTAGGTGTTCACGGGTTGCGTGGGCATGGTCGGTCTCCTTTCGACGGTGGGGAATAGGGTGGGCGTGAGCGTCACACCCTGGAGTGAAGATAGGCTACGTCGTGGAGGCGGTCCCGGTGGACCCGGTGGACCCGTTGGCACGGCTGGCGATGGTCAGCCGACCGAGCTGGGTCATCTTGAGCATGGCGTCCGCTTCCTCGTCGACCGAGGGGGTCTGCGCGCCCTGTGCGCCGGGCGTCACACCGGCGTTGGGTAGGCCGAACAAGCGGGTGCCGCCCTTTGGCAGGTCGCCGAGTGCGGAGACCTGCTCCGTCGTCAGCGTGTGACCGACGATGTCCACGAACTCCTTCGTGAGCAGCGCCAGGCGGCTCGTCTGTTGCTCCGTGCCGTCCGCGTTCTGACCGAACGTGACAGCGCCGTGCAGCGCGTCATCTTCGACGGCCAGCATGTAGCGCGTCACCAACGTCTCGCGCTGGTAAGGGAACGCCTTATTGGCCGTGATCTGCGCGTCGGCGAAGGCCACCGCTTCGCTCTGGATGCGCTTACGGCGTTCCTGCGTGTAGTTGGCCATTAGCGTCGTGTTCTGAGCCGCCAGGGTCGTGTTCGCCGTCTGAAGGGCTGTGACGGCCTCCTGGACACGCGTGAATTGCGTCTGCATCTCGGCAAACTGCGCGACCGTCACCGGCGTCACGGTTGGCTCAGTCGTCGTCAGCGGCGTGGTGGGCTCGGGCATCGTCGTGTCTCCTTGTGCGGTTTGTCCCTGCGCAAAGGGGCTGTGCGTCGTTTGGCCGTTGATGAGCGGTTGGAGGTTCTGGGCGGGCGTCCGTGACTGCTGCTGCTCCTCGGAACCGATAAGAGGGCAACTGGCCCCCTGCTTGACGCTGACGTCGTGGATCATCTGCAGGTCGGCCATGTCGGCGTCGGAGTGGCGCTTACCCGAGAAACCGACGCTGGCAAACGTCGCGTCAGCGAAGGCGGCGTACTCCGCGAAGAGAGCCGCCTCTTTCACGACGGGGTTGAGGCAAAGTCCCAACCGCACCAGGCGCTTCTTACCGTCGATGAGGTCCCACACCGTGGAGACCTTGCGGCCAGCCTCGGCCCACAGGCGGTCGAGCCAACGGGGCGCCTCGACCGTGCCGAACATCTCCGCGCCGTCGTCGCTGGCCCACACGCTCACGAGCTTGCCAAGTTTGCCGTCCAGGAACGTCTTGACGCCGTTGGAGGTGATGTGCTCCAATTCCAGGTCAACGGGACCGGAAAAGGCAGCGGCCGCCTGGCGGATCTCGTCGGCCGTCATCACGAAGTCACGCTTAGGGCGGTAGTCGCCGGCCTTGAAGATCAGGCCGGTGCGGCTCACCGTGGCCGCGTCGTCTTTATCCGCGCTGCTGGCCGTCAGTGAGAACTCAGCCACGTCCGTCAGATTGATCGTCTCGTGCGTCTCGCCCATGGCCCCCTCGTCCTCACTCATCCCCGTCGATAACGGAAACGGGTCGTTATCCATGATGTCTCCCGCCATGAGCCGGCCGTACAAGCGTTGGAGATACGCGTCAAATCGCCTATCACTCCCTTGTGCCATGAGTGCCGCCCCATCCGCCAGTGCCGCCGATGCCGTCTCCATCACAATGCCTTTGCTGTACGCGTTGAGGACAGCAGGATTGATAGAGCTTCCCCGACACACCGCCGGCGTATTACCCAACTGGTCAGAGATCGTTTTGACCACGCGCGTGATCGTCGTCCGCGCCTCGGTCTCCGAGGCGGGGGCCCCCGCCTCCGCTAACAAAGAGGCGGCCGCGCTGGTCGCGTCGTGCGTCCTGAACTGCTTTGCCGTGACGCCAAACGCATGGAGATAGTCATTGACATGCACGTCGGTCAGCGGGCGGAGAGCCTGAGCGGCGCCCTCGTGATAGCGAAAGAGGCGCGTCTGGGCGCCCTCATCGGCGGGGAGGCTTTTGAGGTGGGCGGCCGCCCTGGCCGTCGGCGCGTCGTCAACCGTGGTCTCGTGCGCAACATTGTGCTTCCCCGTAAACCGGAGCGTGACCGCTCCGTCCTGCACGGCCGCGTGGTCAGCCCGCAGGCTCGACGCTCCGAATGTCTCGTTCTCCTGGGCGTAACGTTCACTGCCCACACGTAAATGAGCGTGGTCAATCAGTGAGATAGCGGCCGCGGCCACGCGCTTTTTGTGCGCGTCCTCTAACGCCAGGCCGCGCTGGACCTGAGCGCGGATGTGCGGTAGGCTCGTGGCAAAGGCATGGACGGCTCCAAACGTCTTGGCGTCCCGCGCCGCCACGGCAGCCGCCCCATACCCATACTGCGTGCGCCCTTTGCTATCCTTCCATGTCGCTTGCACCTTGCCGTCAGGGTCAGGGTTGACCCACACGTCCCAACTCCGGGGCGGGACAATGACACCGCGCGACGGCCGCCGTCGCGCGGTGCTCCACGGATGCGGGCGCCCCGCTCGGGGCCTGAACAGTCCCGCGCGCTGGCTCTTTCTCGTTCACCGCCTGAATGAACGCCGCGGCGCTGGCCGCTGGGGTGTGATGCGGGAGGGGGCCAGCGCCATGCTCGGTGTACTGGGGATGCTGATCGTAGCCAGCAGGAGCCGCATGGCGGCGCTGTTGCTCCTCATCCTTGAAATGCGCCAGATGTGCGCCTAATAGAGACGCGGGGCCATGCGTCGCGACGCCGTTGGTAAAGCCCACGTGGACACCACGAATGGTGCGCCATTCGACGACAGGCGCCGTATCGCTCATGTTCGAGTCCGCCTCCTTCCTCTCTGCGATACGGCGCATGGGATAAGCGCGCGGTGACTGAGAGGCTTAAGGTTGAATGGCCGAAGAGATCGGCCTTGTACCGGCTATGCCCTGCCCGATGACGGCCGGAGACGCCGCTGAAGGGTGGGCGCGGGGATTCGAATCCTACCCTGCGCGCTGTCCCTTTCCCCTGGCGGGCGGCGTGGGCGGCGTGGGCGGCGTGGGCGGCGTGGGCGGCGTGGGCGGCGTGGGCGTCATTGGGGCCGTGAACGTCATTGGGGCCGTGCCGGATGCCTTCGTCGCTGCCGTGGGAGGGGGCGCCCCTGAGTCGGGCGCACCGTCCGGCCCTGCTGTTCCATTGGGATCAGCGGGGGTATCGGCCGTCACCGCCGGTCTCTCGCTCTCTTCACGGGGCGTGGCCCCGAGCAACGTGTCGTAATAGGCCAACTGCGACGGGGCGATGAATCCGGCCGTCTGGAGGGAGGCGATGCCGGACATCAACATGCCCATGTCCTGCTGCTCCGTCACGCCCAACTGCACGCGCGGCACAAGCGTGGACGCCGCCTGGCCGCCCAGGTTGTAGCGGATGAGGGGGCGCAAGATATCGTGCTCGATCATGCGCGCGACCGATCGCTTGATCTGCCGGATGACGATGGCCAACACGTCCTGATGGACCGTGGCCGCCGCCCGCGTCTGGTGCTGGCTCTCTTCCGTACTCAGCGTGCTATTTAATACTGCCTTTGTAATCTGTTGATCGAAACGTTGGAAGGCGTCCAGAAACTGATGGCCGTCGCCGCTCATCTCTAGCGGGCGCACCTCAGCGCCGTTCGGAAAGGCCAACACGCTGCCATTCTGGAACAGTTCGAGCGCCGCCACCATGTCCGTCTCCGGCGTCGCAAAGACCGCTTGTTGCGCCAGGGGATCGAGGTAGACCGTGCCGTCCGGGTTGAAGCGCGGCTTCTCCGCCGCTTGGGGCGCTGTGAATCCAAGCAGGGAGGGTGTGGCAAACTGGGTGAGGTAGCGCAGGAACTCGGACGCGATCTGGAGTTTCTGGTTCCACGGATCAAAGGCCGCCCGAAGCAGTGACGAGCCGCGGGGGTCCCGGTTCTTGGGGCGGAACGTGAGGACCGCGAACTTCTCCCGCGGCAACAGGTTGGGCACGGTCTCGATGCTCGTCAGGATTTGCCCCGCCAGGACGGGCATCCCCTGTCCAGGAATAAGACCAACGAGGCCCAGCGTGTTGAGGTAGGCGTCCACGACGAACGCCGTCGATTCGCGAGGCCGCACGGCCAATGTGCGCAGGATGAGGGCGCGCTTCCCCGTGTAGGCGGTGTCGTAGGCATACACCTGCTCGGCCACGCGGTTGCCAAAGGCGAGGGCGTCCAGCATGTCCCACAGGACGTCGTCGAGAGCGGGCGAGAGATCGGCCAGCACCCGCTCGCACAGCGTCACCATGTCCGATGCGCGCTGGTAGAGGGGATCGTCTTCGTCGTCGATGGCGGGCTTGAGCGTGACGCCATTGCCCAGGATGCCCGTCTTCAGGACGCTGAGACAGCTCGTGACCTGCGCGTCCGTCACCATGCGCTCGTAAATATCATCCCCGAATGAGCCGGTGATGTCGTCGATGGACCAGGGCAACGAGTGGGGAATGTTTTGGTACCACGTCCAGCGCCCGCCGGCCACGTACTCCTGCGTCGGATCGGAGCGCAGGCGCGCCTGTTGACCCTTGACGGGAGGCAGTCCGCCGTTGAGGGAACCGGGCAGTCCACCCGTGGTGATCGTGTCCTGGATCAGCGTTGTGGCAGAGGACGGCGCCTTCGACGGTGGTGAGGGCATTGATGGCCCTCCTTGTCAGGCAGCGGGTGGTAGAATGAGAGCAAAAAGTAGAATGAGAGCAAAAAGTAGAATGAGAGCAAAAAGTAGAATGAGAGCAAAAAGTAGGGGGCGCGTCCATGCCTGTCGATGGTCTCGCGGCAGAAATTATGGACCAATTTCGTTGTGTGTTGGTAAGAATTGAGCAGAGAAGCCCCTGCGCTCTCTATGCGCACAATGAGCGGCCATGGACACGCGCCACGGTTATCTGTGACGATGGCTTAGAGCCTGTGTGTAAAGCAATTTGTGGGGGTAAACGGGCTTTCGCATGGGCGGCATCCTCGAAAGCAACGGTACTGATAACCCCCGTTTTCGCATGTTTCAGCCGCTTAAAAGCCTGTTTTCGGCTTTACACACAGGCTCTAAGAAATGCGGTTGCCATGGACAGGGACGATGAACGATTTAGGGACCGCCTATCGCGTCACAATCACGAAGGACGTACTGCCGCCACCGGAGTGATGGGACCATAGGGAGGACAGAGAGACGAGCATGAGATGCAACGAATGCGACGGTCCTGCAGGGCGGCGTGACGGATACAAGCAGGAACCGCTTTAGCGTGGCCGCCGATTAAGCGGCGTCACAGGTGACAGCGCGCCCTGCCGCACGAACGATTGCTGACGCTGCCCGCCGGTGGCGTACGTGGCCGGCGCAGGCAGATGGAGATGCTGACGTACCTGCTCCGCGATGCCCATGGCCATCACCCGATCATCATGGAGATTGCCGCTGGCGCCCGTGGCCCCGTTGTCCTTGATAGCGTACGTCCGCGCCTCTGCGATGAAGGCAGCGTCCCGGTACGGCCGGCGCTCCATGATCGCCAAAGCCAGGGCCGCGATCATGATCGGCTTCGTCTTGGTGTTCGTGGGCCATCCCACGCGCTCTCGTGCGCCCTCCGCCTGATCGTAGTCCGTGTGCTGATAGAGAGTCGGGTAGTGCTCAATCTCTGTCAGCGCCAGGAGAACGGCCGGACCCGGCGTGTTGCGCTCGACGGCCAGAGTCGCGCAGTTGTACGACCGGCACAGGCGGGCCAGGTAATGGGCAAAGGTCAGTGGTTCCCAGTGCCCATGCAGCGCCGCCGCCTCCACGCCGCGCGCATGGTCCAAGATGACAGCCGCGTCATAGTCCCTGGTGACGAGCCCCTCCGCTGTATCCGCGCCACAGACGTACAGGTTGCCTGGGACGGGCTCCTCCCATACCTGCAGCATGCCGGCCCCATCTAGAGGATCAGTCCTGGCGGGGGGGCTACAGGACAGGCGGCCAATAGCCGTCAGAGCATCCATGTCGAAGCGTCCACGACCCGACAGCGCGAAGGCAGTGGCCGGCGTGGCGGGAAACTCCTGATGCTTAAACCACGTTTCCATGCCCTGCGTGTTGCGTTCGTACCACGCCTGATCGCGCCCTGGCCGCACGTCCCACGGCAAGAAGATGCCGTGCATGGCGCCCGGCTCGCCGTTCTCCCACGCCAACCATTGCTCGTGAAAGATGTCGCCAGCGCCGTGCGCGGTGGAGATGACCAGGATTTTGTTGCCGGCCGAGCGCGCCGTGATGGACGCCGCCTGGAAGATATCGCGGCCATACTCCTGGTGCGCGAACTCGTCCAGAATCAGGAGCTGGCAGTTGAGGCCGCGCGCACTGCCCTCTGTCGCCACCTGCGGCAGGATGCGCGAGCCGTTCGCTAACTCAAGCGTTTCGGTCAGGCGCGGGTTGCGCAACGGCTGCCGGAGCCAGGAGGGGAGATGATCCCAGGCGATGCGGACCTTCTTGGCGAACTCCTTGGAATGTGGTCCATCCTGACTGATGACAATGACCTTGTTGTGCAGGTGAAAGTTGACCTGCCACAGCGCGTAGGCGGCCGCCAGTTCGGTCACGCCTAACTGACGGGCCTTGAGCATCACGCACTCGAGAGACGCGATCCAGGCCGCCAGCGTCGCGCGCTGGTAGTCGTAGAGGTGGAAGGGGATGACGCCGACGCCGGTATCGGCTTCGACCATGCAGTACGTGTCGATGAAATAGGCGGGATCGCGCGCACAGCGGCGGCGTTCCTCTGCGCGCCACGCGCTCTGGGCGTCGTCCCACAGACCACGCCGTTCCAACTCCTCGGCCAGGCTAATCCGTTCCAGCAAGTCCAAGCGCGCGAGCGCGGGCGAGGAGGGCATCATCGCTCAGCATCTCCCACTGCACCTGCGTCCGGGTCTGGTCGGTTGCCTCACCATGCTCGATGCGCTGCGTATCCTGCGCGCCCTTCGCCAAAGCGACGACCTCGCCCGCTTTGAGAGCGGCGATGGCTTTGGGATCGGCGGCCACGCACTGCAGCCACTTGAGAACGATCACCTGCTCCGTCTGGGCGATATTGAAGCGGGCGCGGCGCAGGGTGTCCGCCTCGGTGAGGCGGGCGTGCTTGTCGCGCTCGGCGGCTTCGGCGGCGATGGCCTCGTCGTGCTGGCGGACGCGCTCAACCCAGGCGTGCTGCCCGCTCCACCGATCGATGAGGCTCTTGTTTTTGCTACACTGTTGCGCTACTTTTGCCGTGCTGCGTTCCGACCCCATATCACGGTACAAAGTGAAGGCTTCAAGCGATTGTGAGGACTCGCGCATTGTCACCTACCCGTGGCGTACCCGTGGCGTACCCGTGGCGTACCCGTGGCGTACCCGTGGCGTACCCGTGGCGTACCCGTGGCGTACCCGTGGCGTACCCGTGGCGTACCCGTGGCGTACCCGTGGCGTACCCGCCATGAAGTCGTACGCGTCGCCTGTTGCTTCTAGAACGGGACGAACACCCGTCAGACCCTGGAATCTCTTGCAAATCACGTCAGCGTAGCAGGGATCGATCTCAAGTAACCGAGCCGCCCGACCTTCAATGTGCGCCGCTACGAACGTCGTGCCACTGCCGCCAAACCCGTCATAGATGATGTCGCCCGCATGGCTGCTGTTGCGAATAGCGCGGGCAATGAGTTCAACCGGCTTCATGGTCGGATGCTCATCACTCTTGGGCGGGCGGGCGATCTCCCATAGGGTGTCCTGGGTGCGGTCGTCAACGAAATAATGGGACGCGCCTTCTTTCCACCCATAGAAGATCGGTTCGTGTCGGTCGTGATAGTCGCTACGCCCTAAGACGAAACTGCTTTTGACCCAGTTCAGGGTTTGCCGCCAGACATCTAATTCAAGCAACACCGTACCGAAGATATGATGGGGCGGCCCCGGCGGGGCCGCGACATACCACACGCCCCCGGCGCGACAGACGGTCCAGGCGTTTGTGAGGGCGTCCCGCAAAAACTGTTCAAGGTGATCGCCGTCAAGCGCGTCATTCTTGATCGCAGTTCGCTTCTTATCCTCACCGTGCCACACGCCTTCATACGCCACACCATAGGGTGGGTCGGTCCAGACCATAGCGGCCTGCGCTCCGTCCATCAGCCGCTCCACATCGGCGAGGACGGTACTGTCACCAACGAGTAAACGATGCCGTCCCAGCACGATAAGATCACCGGGCCTACTGAGAGGTTCCCCCTGCGGCACAGCGGGTACCGCGTCAGGATCACCCTCCAGTCCCGAGCCCAGGGGCATCTCTTGCGCCGCCTCGACGCGCGCGAGCAGGTCGTCCAGCGCCTGCGCGTCGTACCCGGTCCCGTCGATAGAGGGCAACGTCTGCAACAACTCAAGCAAAAGGCCGCCATCCGTACGGTGGAGGTCCGAGAGGCGATTATCGGCCAGCATGATCTTGATGGCCTGCTCGTCGTCCACATCAGCCGCCGCCGCCGCGATGGTCTGCCGCTCCATCTGGAGCATGGCCATAGAGGTGTGATTGCCCTTGATGATGCAGCCCTGAGACTGACCGCCCTGGCGCGCGTTAAAGACGATAGGCACGTAGTGTCCGTGACTGCGAAGGCTTTCGACGATAGCGTCCACATCGCCGGCGTTCGGGTTGAGAGGGTGAGGTCTGACGGATGTGATGGGAATGGCGAGGTGCGCGATAGTCGCGCGAATGCCGTCAATCACGTCCTCAGAGGCGGCTGCCACGTGTCAGGCCCCCTTGTCTTTGCACGGCCACGACGTTCGGTAGGGCCGCATGGGCCAGAAACGACGAAGCGCCTCCCAGCCGTGGGCCGGAGGCGCTCTGCGAAAGAACCCGTAGGGTTATGACCAGGGTGTGCCCATGAGTCCACCATAGTATAGAGATACTAGTGAGGACCGGGCGATAGTCTATGGCCGTTCAGGTTCCGGTAGGGACACCTAAACGTCTAGCGTCATTCTGACAGATAAGGCGCGCAAAGCGCAAGGGGTTCGTTGGGGGAGTTATCCACAATGTCGCGGAGTTGTCCACAAACGGCTGTATCAGGTGTCGTCACCGTTGGTTCCTATCACGCGCCCATCAGGAGACTGAACGAGGCGCACGTGCTTTTGCCATTGGGCAAGGCTGGTTAGCAACTCTTGGTGGTATTCTCCGTCCTCGGCATCGTCCTCGGCATCGTCCTCGGCATCGTCCTCGGCATCGTCCTCGGCATCGTCCTCGGCATCGTCCTCGGCATCGTCCTCGGCATCGTCCTCGGCATCGTCCTCGGCATCGTCCTCGGCATCGTCCTC